CAACCGAACGGTGAACTTGGTGACGCTATGCCGTCCGTGCCACGAGAAGGCGCATTTTTCCGCGGAGAAGGTGACGTTGTCAGCGCAGTTGAAGACACACGCCGAGACGCCGTTGTCTACGACATACAAGTGGAAGAAACAGAGTGCTTCTTCGCGAACGGCGTCCTAGTTCACAACTGCCTTCTGATTGACGATCTATACAAGGACCACGAGGAAGCCCGGTCGCAGACGATCCGTGACAGCGCCTGGAACTGGTTCGCAAAGGTCGCGATGACCCGCCGAATGGGCCGGAAATCAGTTATCATCACGATGACCAGATGGCACTCAGATGACATCGTAGGGCGCATCACAGACCCTGAAAACCCGCACTACAACGCTATCGAAGCGAAGAAATGGAAGATCATCCGGATACCCGCGATTGCGGAAGAGGACGACCCGGCAGGGCGTGAAGAAGGAGAGGCGCTGTGGCCTGACGGCCCGGACAAGTTCGATCTCGATTTCCTGCAGTCACAGCAGCGGCTGGACCCTCTCGGTTTCGCCGCGCTCTATCAGCAGCGACCGACAGTGGCCGACGGCATTCTGTTCAGGCGGGAGACGTTACAGTATTACAGCCCCGCCGATCTGCCCGACGATCTGCGCTTCTACTGCGCATCCGACCACGCAGTCGGAACCAAGCAGCGCAATGACCCGTCGTGCTTCATCAAGGTCGGCGTCGACCGCCAGGACAACATCTATCTGATCGACTGTATCTGGCGCCGCATGGCGTCGGACGCCGCGGTCGAAGCGATGCTGGCAATGGGCAGCGGGAACATGAAGCCGCTGTTGTGGTGGGCTGAACGTGGCCACATCTCCAAGTCCATCGGCCCGTTCCTCTACAAGCGCATGCAGGAAACCGGAAAATACATCAACATCGTCGAAGTGACGCCGGCAGTCGACAAAGAGCAGCGCGCACAGTCGATCGCCGCCCGGGTTGCCATGGGGAAGGTGTATTTTCCTAAAGTGTCGTGGTGGACTGAAAAGGCCGTCGACGAGATGCTTGCATTCCCGAACGGAACACGAGATGACTTTGTCGATAGTCTCGCGTATATTGGCCTCGGCTTGGGTAGCCAGTTCGGCCCCTCAAGCGGGAAATCAGGCAACGCAGCGCCCAAAGAGGGCACCTTTGCCTGGGTGAAACGAAATAACGAGTGGCACGAGGCGCGGAAACGCGCCGCTTCACATGGCGGGTTTTGATGGCTTTCGAACTTGACAACGAGTTACAAACCGACGCTGAAGCTCCGGCGCCTGAAAACGCAGTGGCTGAAGAGCCTCAGGTTTCTGAGGCTGAACTGGCGTTGGTCAAGTCGATCCAGAAGCGGATCAAGACTGACAAGGAGGCTCACAAAGCCGCCTTCAAGCAGATGCGCGACGATATGTATCTGGCGCGGCACGGCCACGATCAAGGCTACCCGAAGGATCACTACAAGGCCAATCTGGCCGGTCGGCATGTGAAGCAGAAGACATCTTCGCTCTACGCCAAGAACCCAAAAGCTACCGCGCGACGCCGCGAGACGCTGGATTTTGCCGTGTGGGATGAAAACCCGCAGACATTGCAGACATCGATGCAGGCGCTGATGCAGGGCCAGCAGATGCTCGGATCACTGCCGCTGCACCCGGATACCGGTCAGCCGATGGTCGACGAGAACAACCCCGAGATCCAGCAGGCGATGCAGGCTTTCCAGCAGGCGCAAGCCGTCGTCGAAGACTTCAAGCAGGGTATGGAGCGCAGGACTATGCTCCAGAAGATCGGCAAGACGCTGGAGATCCTTTACGCGCAGGCGCTGCGCGAGCAGTCGCCGCTCGATTTCAAGATGGCCATGAAGCAGCTGGTGCGCCGGGCCTGCACCACGGGCGTCAGCTATATCGAGATCGGCTTTCAGCGTGAGTACGGACCGCGCCCCGGCGTGACCGAGCATGTGGCCGACTCCCAGGCCCGGCTTGCACACCTCAAAGCGTTGACCGAGCGCGTCACTGACGAGCCGATCGACCCGGATGATCCGGAGATCGCCGAGCTGGAGAAGGCACTGGCCGCTTTGCAGGCTGAAGAAGAGATCATCACCCGGGAAGGGCTGAGCCTCGATTACCCACAGTCCACCAAGGTCATTCCGGACAAGCTGTGTCGCTCGCTTGTTGGCTTCATCGGAGCCCGGCACCTGACGGTCGAGTATATGTACACCCGCGACCAGGTGCAGGAAGTCTTTGGTGTAGAGCTTGAAGATGGCTTCACAACCTACGGGAAAGACGGCAAGAACCCGGTCGACATAGACGCGGGCAGTGCCGCGCTCACGGACGACGCGCGCGAATTTGCCGACATGGAAACTTATTCGCAGAAGAAAGACGGCGATCTGGTCTGCGTCTGGAAGCATTACGACAAGGTTTCCGGCCTCGTCTATTACACCGCCGACGGCCACAAGAAGTTTCTTCGCGAACCCGCCGGGCCTGACGTCTTCGTTGAAACCTTCTGGCCAGTCTACGCGCTGACCTTCAACGACGTTGAAGACGAAGCCGAGCTGTTCCCGCCGTCCGACGTCTATCTGATGAGCGATCAGCAGCGCGAATACAATCTCAGCCGCCAAGGCATGAAAGAGCACCGCAAGGCCGCCCGGCCACGCTGGACATTCGCGAACGGGTCGCTGGAGCAGGAAGACGCCAATATGCTGGCCAGTGCGGCACCGTTCACAGCAACCGGTATCAATTTAGCACCCGGCACGAAGCTGTCTGACGTTCTCGACGTCGTGCCGGTTCCGGGTGTCGATCCCAACCTCTACGAAACCGGGCAGCTTTTCACCGACATTCAGATGGTCGTCGGATCATCCGAAGCGCAATTCGGCGGCACGGCGCAGGCCACCGCCACGGAAAGCGCCATCGCTGCCAATTCGTCGGCCTCGTCTGACGGGTCCAGCGTGGACGATCTCGACGGCTTCCTGACAATCATCGCCCGTGCATCAGGGCAGGTGCTGTTGCGGGAGATGTCGGAAGAGCGGGTCAAGGAAGTTGTCGGCGTCGGTGCTGTCTGGCCGCATCAGACCTTGTCGCAGATCGCCGACGAGCTGTTTCTCGAAGTCGAAGCCGGATCGACCGGCAAGCCAAATCAGGCGATCGAGATCAACAACTGGAACAAGATGCTGCCGTTCCTGCTGCAGATGCCGAACATCGACCCGTCTTGGATGGCCCGCGAAAGCTTGCGCCGCCTCGACGACCGCATGGATCTCACCGAAGCGCTCACCGCCGGCATGCCGTCCATCCTGGCGCAGAACGGTCTGGCGCAGGCTTCAACCGGCGATCCGGCGAGCGATCCAAACGCGCAAGGGGCCGCTGGGGCGCAGAACGCACCAGCGCCGAGCGGAGAACAGCCGGGCAGCACCGCCGCTTTTGGGTCAAACCAAGTGTAGCATTTGTCAATAATCGCGCATGACTATTGCAGGAAAACACGACACAGTGTAATAAGGTAACAACCGAAAACAGGAGCCAGTTTTGACAACTGAACTCGAAACAGAACTCGAAGAGGCCGCACCGGTCACTCCGATCACGGACGAAGCGGATGCCACACCGGCTGAACAATCCGCAGATGCGGAGCCGTCCACCGCAGAAGACGTAAGCAAACCCGAAGAAACGACCCTTTCAGTTGTCCGCGATGTTGTGGGCAAAAGGGAAGAAGAAGCGGCGGCCTCGTCAGCCAGCGAAGAAGTAGCCGGTCAAGAGGTCGGTGTAGAAGCTACCCAAAAGGAACCGGGCGTCGAGGATTTCTCCGACGTTCCGTTTAACAAGCATCCTCGCTTCCAGGCGCTGCTCACAGAGCGAGCTGCCCTGAAGCTTGACGCTGATCGCTACAAGAACGTCGAAACCTTCATCTCCGAGAACAATCTCAATGGAGATGAAGCGGCTGACATCTTGCGTATCGGCGGGCTCATGAAAACCGACCCGGCGAAAGCATGGGCCGAGATGAAGCCGATGGTGCAGAAGGTTCTGATCGCAGCGGGTGAAGTGCTTCCGGAAGACCTGACAAAACGGGTGACAGACGGCGAATTGAGCCGCGAAGCAGCCATGGAAGTCAGCCGCCTCCGCGCAGCGCAGCAGTCGACGCAGGCAAGGACGCAGTGGGAAAGCCAGCGCACTGAACAGCGCCAGCAGACCGAAAGCGTCACTGCAGTTCAGACAGCCGTTTCGACATGGGAAGCCGAACGCCAAGCCCGAGATCCAAACTTTGCCGCGAAGATGCCCGCTCTCCAGAAGGAGATCGCGTGGCTTCAGGTGACAGAAGGGAAGCCCAAGACTGCAGACGCGGTCCGGGCTCAGCTTCAGAAAGGGTATGACGCGGTTTCGGCCAGTTACACCCCTGCTGCGGCTCCAGTTCAGCGCCAGAAGCCTGCGGTTCGCCCTGTTGTCGGCGGGCAAGTCAACGGAAACACTCGGCCTAGGATCGAAAGCACGCAGGACGCTATTCAAGCCGTTCTAGCGCGCAGGGCCGGTTGATCAAGGACAACCGCAATGGCATTTACTGCTGACGAAATCGCAGACATCAACAACATGGCGCTTGAAACCAACCTGAACAAGGGTACGGTTTTCAAGCAGGACATCGTGAACAAACCCATGCTGGCGGCTTTCCAGTCGTCTGCTGGCCAGTTCCCAGGCGGCAAGGAAAACGTCTCCTTCCTGGTCGGCTCCGGCTACGGCGGCGGCACACTCACCGGTTATACCGGCGATGACCAGCTCAGCCACTACAACCCAACCGGCAGTGCTCGTTTCCGCATGCCTTGGAAAGAGCACTACCTCGGCATTCAGGTCAACATGACCGAGCTGAAGAACGACGGCATCGATGTCGTCGAAAGTGGCTCCGACCAACGCACCCGCGAAATGAACGGTCGCGAAGTTCAGGCCCTCGCCAATATCCTTGACGAGAAGCATGAGCGGATGGCCGCCGATTACAACAAGAGCCTTGACGACTTGATCCACGCAGACGGATCGAGCGACACCAAGGCCCTCGCAGGTATCGGTGCGTTCATTCTGGCCAGCCCCGCCGTCGGCTCGACCGGCGCTGTCAGCCGCGTCGCCAACACCTGGTGGCGCAACCGCGCAGCTACTGCAGCTTATGCTGCGGCCGGTGGTCAGGACGAGATCACGTCAGCCACGGCAAACGGCGGTGCGCTGATCACCTTCATGGATGCTGAAGCGCGGGAACGCTCCAAGTTCGCGAATGGCCAGACGAAGGTCCGGTATTTCTGCGGCAAGGACTTCATCGACGCCTACAAGCTTGAGCTTCGTGCGAATGGCTCGTACTCGCAGACGGGTTGGCGCGGTGGTAAGCCTGACGGCTCCATGCCGGATCCGATGCACGATGGCCTGCCTCTCGAATGGGATCCGTCGCTGGACGATCTCGGGCTGTCCAAGCGGTGCTACGCGATCGACATGGGCAAGCGCGGTCTGCGCCTGATGTACATGGATGGCCAGAAGTACAAGAAGCACAATCCGGCCCGTCCTTATGACCGCATGGTCATGTACAACGGTGTCTCCATGACCGGCCTGATGGTCGCTCGCCAGCTCAACACTTCCGGCGTCTACGACATCGCCTGATTTCAGCAGAACGGGGCTCCGGCCCCGTTTCTCGCAACCCAATTCATGGAGAATACAATGTCCTCTCTCGGATACATTACTCACACTCTCGTTGCTGCTGTCGCAGATGACGCGACTGTGGCAGTTGCATACCCAACCGGCACCACGCAGGCCATGCTTGCAGGTTCTGCCGGCGGGGATCTCACCCTTAACGACGGCGCGCTTGGCCGTTTCGAGCAGGATGCCAGTGGCTTCTCTGCTTCCTTCGGGACATCCACCATCACGATCACCAACCTGACCGGTATGACATGGCCGCTGGGCACGGAACTGAACATCTCGTTCGGCGACACACCTTACGCCGGGTCGTTCAATCACAGTATCGGGGGCCTGCCTGGTCAGGTGTCGGAAGGCAAGTTGATCAGCCAGGAGCTGACTGCCACCGGTGCGGTCAATTCCGGCACTCAGCTGCTTGAGCTGAACCACGCAACGGTGGTCATCGCCGCCACCCATACGGTGATCCCGAACACGACCCTGATCATCAAGGACACATCGGCAACCGGTACAGCGGCTCACACCGTCACATTGACCGGCGGTACTTTCAACGGCACCAACACGATCGCCACGCTGAATGCGCGTGACGAGATGCTGATGGTCGCCTTTGACAGCGCCGGGCGTGGTCAGGTTATCGTCAACGTCGGCACCGTCGGCCTCTCGTAATAGTGAAGCGGGGCTTCGGCCCCGCTTCTTCGGCCAACCCACCTGGAGAAACCTATGCAGACCGCAAACATCATGCTCGCACTCGGCGGTGACAGCGGGACGACCGTCCCGAAGTACCGCGTCACAGCGTCGGAAATCGCCATCCTTCGCGCCATCCACGGCGTAGCCTCGGTGACCGAAGTTGACCCGACCGACGATATTGAGCGCACCAGCCGCGAGGAAATCGCCCGGTTGCGGATGGTTTACGGTCGAGCCCGGACGCAGGACGAAAGCGGCAATGCTGTTTCGATCGTCGCGCAGCTGTTCCCCGGCGCCGCAGCCCGCGCCTTCCGGGATCTCGAAGAACTCGAAATTCCGGACGAATATTTCAAGGCTGTGGAACGAGTGACCGCCAAGGCCACCCCGAAAAAGGGCAAGAAGGCCGCGGCTGACGACAACGCCTTGTTCGACGATTAAGGAACCGCCCTATGGCCCGCCGCGTAACCCTCGTTAAAATGCTGGACCTGCTGCGGGCCGAAGCGCACCTGTCTATAAATCCCGCCCACAATGCGCAGAACCGTTCAAGCCAAGTCCAGTTGCTCTAGCGCCTGCAAGACTTCTATTGGGAAGACTTTGCGTGGCCACATCTCCGCGTCAAGCGGCAGGAAGCAGCGCAGGCCGGGCAGCGCTACTACGATCTCCCCGCCGATCTGCCGATTGACCGGCTGGAGAGCGTCGAAGTCTTTATCAATGGCGCGTGGCAGCCGCTGAGCCCCGGCATCACCCCGGCGCACTACAACGCCCACAACTCCGATCTGAACGCACGAAGCTGGCCGCCGCGCTGCTGGCAGATCAACGAGGACGAGGACATCGAAATCTGGCCTATCCCGGACCAGACAGGCGAGGCCGCGACACTCGAAGGTTACATTCGCTTCACCGGTATCCGCGCGCTCAAGCCGCTCGTGGCGGATGACGATCGCACGGATCTGGACAGCCAGATGCTGTCGTTATTCGCAGCGGCCGAAATTCTTGCTGCTTCCGGCGGCA